GTCTTGACATTTGTCATCACACATACTTTCAGCCATCTTAATCATACCTTCTACCACTTCATCATGTCCATTTGTATAGAAGCGTAATCCTCCAAACTTTTCTTTCATTTGTGTACATGTAACTTGAGCTGGTTTATACTGCCCTTCTTTTGTATATTTAACATGATGATCTATATACCATTGCATACAATCACATAGTTTATCTATAATAGGTAACCAGCCTTTAGGTACTCCATTCCAGTTAACCCTACCTGGGTTACCCTGATAGTCTTCAAATATCTTGGGATACTTGGCTATTATTTCTTCTGTAGTCATCTTGTTTATATTTTCTGATTAACTCAAAGATTTTAGCTTGTCCATATTCCAAGTTCTCTTAGTTTAGCACTCATTCTTTGTTGTGATCTGGTATCAACAGTCATAGCTTCTTCATATTCTAAGAAGTGAACTAAGTCTTTAATAAGATCATTACATAAGTCTAACTTAGATTTAGTTTCTGTACATTCAAGTACTTCATTATTTTCCATTGTTACAGTTTTCCATATCCTTGAGATAGTAACGGCCAAGGATGTTTCCGTTATAAGATTCTCTTTTAAGTACATCATACTTCATCTGCCATGCTATTTCTGCATAGGATAAGTATTTCTTACTACAGCATAACTCTAATATTTCTCTTGTAAAAGCTTGTTTACCATACTTGACTACATCTGCTTGCAGTTCTTTAGATGAACCGTAGTATTCTTTCCAGTCAGATTCAGTAACAGACCTTTCATATGTTTTACGAGTGCCTGTAGCTTTTTTGACTTTCTGTGTAATCTTTTTCTTTCTGATAAACTTTAGTGTCTTTTTACCAATGTATATCTTACCAGTGTGAACATTGGTAATCTTATATACAAAGCCATTGACAGTATCACTACCAAAGTCTTCTAACTTGTCAATAGTGAACTTGTTAACACCTAGTACCATAAACCAAGAGTTAGTGTTCATGCTGTATCTTTTTATTAATTAAAGGGATAAGTTTTTCCCTTACTGCCTTTGCTCCAAAATCTTTAATACTATCTGATGGATCTTTACTCATAGGTAAGACACACAACTCTACATAAGGATAAACTTCTTTATACCTACGCATTGCTGCTATACCTGGATCATCATTATCAAATAGGATTATTATCTTCTCATACTCATTCTGCCACCAATCCATGTACGTACTTTTTATTACGGTATTTTCTGAATCTGGTGCTATAATGTCTATATGAGAAAGCTTTAAGGATTTAATAGCCATAACATCTTTAAGACTAGAAGTGATAATCAGATATTTATTTTCTGGATTACGTTGCTCTGAACCTTGGATATAATCAGAAATCTTTAAAAATTTCTTATCTAATGTTTTGGGTTGATAAATCTTATATAGTGTACCATCTTTCTTAAAGTAACCATATAGATAGTTACCATAAATGGTTAGTTCTTTAGGACCTTCTTCTGATTCTTTAAACATGGTATAATACTCTAATGGTCTTATACAGTGTTCATCTAGTAGTTTAGATCCTATATTAAATTGTGTCCAGAAATACTGGTCTTGTGAACTCCATGATCTAAATACATATTTAGATACTTTATATCTAGATGCTTGTTTAAATTCTTGTAAATCATATCCACCATTATTATGTAGTACAAAGTCATTATACTTTTCTACTATTAATGCTATGGCTTGGTAATAATTTAAACTATTTAGATCTTTCACAAGGTCTACCGCTGATCCTCCTTTTGAAGAAGAGAAGTCTTTATATCTGTACATCTGTTTATTATTATCAAAATAGATGCACATACTGGGTGTACGTTCCTTAGAGTTGAATAGACTCTTAATTTTTACATCATGTCCGTTCAGCTTTTCTTTGAGCTTACAAAAGTGTTCAAATATCCAAGGAGTTGGTACATCTTTTATATCGTGTACCAAGTTTTTTGTTTTAAACATAAACGAACCTTTAAATAACTTTGGGGAGAGTAGATACTCCCCCCTCTATTATGTATGAAATCCGACAGAATTACATTGAGAAATCATCAGCCACTGGTTCAAAGCTTCCAACTGGTTTGTTGTTTAATGCTTTGTAGTGATACTGATTGTTTTTATCAAACTTGTCCAGCTTGTCAGCTTCATCAGCTACAAACTTGTACTTAGGTAAAGACAATTTGATGATTGTTTTTCCATTGTATTCTTCTTCAACACCTTTCAAGAAGAAGTACAAGTTCTTACCTTTAACCATATTGATAACTTTAGCAACCCACTCTTCAATAGTAGAAGCTGAAATGCTATCTAATTCATCCTTCATGCCCAATTCTGTTGCAATAACAGATAGTTTATACATGATTTCATTCTTAGCTAGGTTTGCATCATTAAAGCTGTCAATCCAAATAGAAGCAGATACTCTTGAAGACTGACCTGTATATTTTGGTCCTTCTAAGTTTTCTTTATCTATTGCCCAACCTTCAAACCCTTCCATTGCAGGACCTTCTAATGTTAATTCTAACATCTTCTTTCCTGTATTTTTAGATTCTCTTACTAATGCACTGTAAATGTGTGCATACACTACTCCGGCTTGAAGAGACTTAGCTACTCCACCACCTGTTTTTACTTCTTGTCCTTTTGTACTAAACATGCTGTTTGTTTTTAAATATTAAAATGTAATTGTGAAAATTAGTTTTCATAGTCTATGATAGCCTTGCTAACAAGTTCTAGATCATTCTCTATCTCAAATGTTGGGAACATATTCCTTGGTGCTTTACAAGTATTCTCACCGTTGTTCTGTGTTTCAAATACATAACGGATGTTACCTTCCTTGTCTTTCTTTACTTTACCAAATAGAACTATACTGAATAGACCTTCTAACGTAAGTTTTTCATCAACCATTTTACCAATGGTCTTTGCTTTAAATCTACGTCTACCTTCTAAGTCAGTAGCTTCTTCAGCATGGGTCAAGAAATAAATCTGTAAATCAGATCTTAAGTCTTTAGGCATTCTAGCTATACGAGCTAAGCCTGCACCAATTTGAGTGAACTTTTCATAGCCTTTTTCATCTACTCTTTCAAAGTATTCAAATGAGCTCATGTACTGAAAGTCATCTACAACAATTGTTTTGACTTCAGGACGTTTCTCACTAACATACTTAAGACAAGCTTCTATGTTGTGTACACCTGATTTATCATACATATTGCCATTAGGGTTCTCCTTTGACCATATTGTATACTTACTTTTCCATCCTTTAAATGGAAGTGACTTATTAGCTACATTAATAATAAATGTTTGCTTTGGGTCTAATTTTTCAATACTAGTAGATTTACCAGCACCGGATTCTGCAATGATTAAAATACCTGTTGCCATGTGATTGTTATTTTGTGGATTTAATAAGTTCGTTTAACCATACTTTGGTACTTACCGGCTTACCTGTTTGTATAGCATAGTAGTCCCTGATAGTCATTTCATCATAAGGAGCATCCTCTATAGGAGCTGGGGCTTTGTAGGCTGTTACTCTAGGAGCCGAAGTACTAGTGCTAAAAATTGGATCACTACTAGTTACTGCTGATGATTTACTGATGGCTACTGAAGAAGGATTAACAGTTCTTAGTTCCTCTAAGGGTACTAAGTATGAACCTCTTTCATTTAGTTCAAATTCATCATCAAACGTTGTTGTTGGGGGTATTCTATAAACTGTACGCTCTGCACTAGCAGGTTCTAAATCTCTAGTGATGAGCTCAAAAAAGAAACCTTTTTCTTTCTTGAATTCTGATGCGAAGATTCCTACTACCATTTCTCCTCTGGAGTTGTAGAAGGGCATCTTCATGTTAAAATCTGTAATAGGAATTCCTAGGTCTTGAATTAGAGCTTTATGATAAGTTCTAATAGCATCAAGCTTCATCCTTTTGAATTCCTTTTGGTCATCAACCACTGTTTGGTTGGCTGTACTAAAAGTTGACATCTTGTGAAGTTTTAATGTGTGAGTGTATATTATGGTTCATAGTCTCCGTTGTCATTAGAGTCTAGTGAAACAGTTGTTAATTGTGCTGCCGAAGCAGTTCTTTGTTGAAAAGTGGGTCTATAGCCTTGATTTGATGGGTTAGTAGCTAACGGCTCACTTATTTCTATCATCTTTTGTTTATCAAAGTTTCCTTTCATGAATAGTACGTTGTTATCATCTTTACCATTTCTTACTTTGATAAGATGTACATACAGATCATCTTTAAGAACCTTATAACCTTTCTGACCATATACAGGCATTATATTAGCCTTATACGGATTAGATAAACCAAGTACCATATCAGAACCTTGCATCAAAGCATCACCACCAAATATGTCAGATGAAGTAGGGTAGTTACCGAGTGTGCCAGGTATCTTCCTTGATGTCTCATCCATACCTCTGTTAAGTTGTGTAATCATTAGAACGATTACAGGTAACTCGTTCTTAACTCTCATCAAAGTCTCAGTGGTATTATATATGGTTGCGATCTTTTCTTTTTCTTCTGCAGTTCTTTTAATTAACCAGCTGTGGTCAATAGTTACTATTAATGGTTTGCCATTTAAAGCATTGTATGTTCTATGAATGGCATCTCTTATATCTTTATGAGTAAGTGGTGTATTAATTTGTGTTCTGTATATACCTGCTTTCTCTAATGCTTTACAATCTTGAACATGAGACTTCATCATATTGAACGAGAAGTCATCTAATTGTTTTGAAGAACTAAGCACTATATCATAGTCTAATGCTGTTTCAGCAGCAAAGGCTCTTGATGCAGATTGTTTAGCTCCCATCTCAAATTGGAATTCAAGAATATTAAATTGTTGATCTGGATTGTTAATTCTAGATTCTCTAAGAATCTGACTTACTATCATTGTTTTACCGGCTCCTGGTCTAGCTCCTATAGTTATTAAGGAACCCCACTCTAAACCGTTTACACCTGCTCGGTTTAAACCTACCCATGGAGTTTTGAAAGATTTAATCCGACCATGTCTTCTATCGTCTATATATTGTAGACCTTCTTCTAATACCTCAGAATAAAGTCTTAGACCAAAGGGTCTGTCTTTTAAAATGTCCATGTTAATTTTTTATACAGCAAAAGCTTCTTCTATAATTCCTTTCATACTTGTGCTGACGTCTGTTATACAGTCTTTCTGACCATTTAGATAAGCTATATGCATCAAGTGTTGAACAGCATATTCAAAACCCTCATAGCTGATTGCTTTAATCTTTCTCTCTTGAGAAATGTCTACAGTGACTCTTTTAAATAATTCTTTAATTAGTACTTCCTGGGATTCCATACGCTTTGATTTTTAGGGACAACAAATTTAGAGAACTATTCTCTAAATTCAAAGAGTTCTCTAATATATTTTCAAAATAATTACGGGGAAGTCTACATATTAATTTACATAATATTTAGCAGACTTGGATCATCAATAATCATCTGACAATGGTCAGCTAATTTAGAAGAGGTCTCTTTAGTTCGTGGGTCTGTTTTCTTGATAAAGTAGCTGCTTGTCATTGTATACTCAAAGTTTTTTAAGCTTTTCAAGTACACATAATAGTCGGTAGCATCAAATACCATACCCCAATCATATTCAGGATAAGTTTTAAAAAACCATATAAACTTGTCCTTCAATTCATTAGGAGTTTGTCTAGCTAATTCTCCTGAATGAAGTCTTTTAGCAGGGAATATCTCTCTGTATATTTTAACTTTATCCATGAAGTCTTCTCCAAGAACTTCTTTAGTTACTTTCTTCTTAGTTTTAACTAAAAAGGTTTCAAATTCATTAAGAATAAGTATTGCAGCTGGGCTTAAATTACCCTCTAAATCTATATAACCGGCTTTTAATGCTATCAACTTTTCAGTGTCAGCATTAATAACTGTTGAAGGAATTATCTTTTCTCTACAACAATCAAGAAAGTAAAGCTGGTTGGGCGTTATATTGTACGTCCTGCAAGTGTTCCATATTTGGTAACTCATAGTCTTCCGGGGTTGTTTCTTTTTTAATATGGTTTAAAATCATCAGATATTTTTCTCTAAATGAATCATTAGTTTCAGATAGGTCTGCAAACTTTTCACATGAGTATATGATGGTGGTATGATCTCTATCAATTGATTTAGCTATTGATACAAATGAGTAGTTCATACGTCTAGCTATGAAGCTGTAAATAAAGCGTAGTTCTACTATTTCCCTTTTCCTAAGTCTACAACCTAGTTCTAGCTTTTTATTATATTTTTTGGGTAGAAATGGCTCAAAAAGTTCTTTTAGTTGGTCTAATGGCATCAGCTTTATGTATCCATCATTTTCTTTGTCTTGTATTTTAGTCAAGACAATTGGTTGATACCCAATCTTCTTTAAAAAGTTGGATTTAAACTCTTCAATCAGCTTTCTTTCTAGCTTGATGGCATATTGTGTTGAATTCATATATCTAAAATATTTAGGTAAACAAAAATAGGTAAGTTCTACAATATTTTGTATATTATATTGTAGAGTTTATAGAAATTCTACATAATTAAAGTTTATTTATAAATTATATAACATGGCAAAGAAGTTTTATGCCCAAAAAGACTTTTATGGTTTTCCTGTTCCAGGGACTATGATGTCTGTAAAGAGCTCTTCACCAATTCCTGCTAACACAATTGAGATCCCAGCTGCTAATGTTGCTCCGACAGGACAGCAAGTTGTTGTTAAACAACCTAGTGGTTTAAGATACTTTGTAAGAAGGAATGCAGATGGTTCTATTTTACCTAACTCATTGATAATCAGTCTACAAAAGCCAAAAGGTTCTGTATACGAGTTTAAATTAGTTAAGTAATTAAGCCATGAAGCAAATAGAAGCCTTTAAAGTTTGGATATTTCCTACGCTAGTTTCTATACTAGCTATGTTAATCTGGAATGATGTTAACGAAATTAAGTCAGACGTTAAAGCCTTGATGGCTCAGTCTAATATTGACAAAACTCGTATAGATAACCTAGAAAGGGTAGTTTTTAAAACGGCTCCTACAGCTGAGTTTCCTTTTAAAAAGGACAAGACTGATTATATGTCAGTTACATATGCTGTTTTACCTGATAATAAGGTAAAGCTTAAGAAGGCAGTTTATTTATATTAAAATATATAGGTATGAAATTTAAAGAGTGGATAATTGAATTATTCAAGGATGAGCGTGGGTCTATCTCAATAAAGCCTGTAGTAGCTTTTCTTGGTGCCATATTCTTATGTGGTACTATGACAGTAAATAGCTTCTCTGAGGAGCATTTTAAACCTGCTGCTGAGCTTGTGAATGCTGTTATGGTAATTACAGCTATTGGTATGGGTGCAGATAGTCTAGATAAATTCTCTCATAAAAAGAAAGATGATGAAAAATCTGCTTAGTATAATAGTCTTAGTACTTGTAGTTGTTATCTTTTTTCAACAAGGTGGTTGTGGTTATGTGAACCTAGGCAAGCAAAACACTTCAGATACTGTTGTTGTGCATGATACAACTTGGCAAATACATGATAGTCTTATCATAAAGACAATGAAGGGTACAGTAATACATGATACTACTCGTATTCCTCCACAATATTTAGCTGATACTAATTACGCAGCTCTTAAGCTTCAGTATGACGCTTTGTTAACTAAATACTTAGCTCTAACTGTATACGCTGATACACTTAAGTTAGATACACTAGGGTACATAGCTGTTGCAGATACTGTTAAAGAAAATCAATTAAAGAATAGATCTTATAAATACAATTATAAGATTCCAACTATAACAGAAAAGACCACCATTACTAATACTATATATGAGAAACCTAAGACACAATTGTTTATAGGTGGTGGTATTGACGGTAACCAAACGCTTGGTATTACTGGTGCTAGTGTTGGAGTATTACTAAAAAATAAAAAAGACCATATATACGGTCTGAATTTAGGCACACAAGTAACAGGTGGTGCTACCTATGGAATTCAGTCCTATTGGAAAATTAAACTAAAAAAATAAGTATGAAAAAAATCATTGACTTAATCAAATCATTATTTGGTAAAAGTACTGCAGCTGAAAAAGCTGTAGCTATTGAAAAAGTAGAATTAGAAATCAAAGAAGAAGTAGCTGAATTAAAAGAAAAAGTTGCTGAGATTAAAAAGAAAGTAGTTGATGCAGCTAAACCTGCAGAAAAGAAAAAGAAAAAATACTATCCTGCTCAGCCTAAAAAAGTAAAATAATGAACTTAGATAAACTAAAAGGACATATACCAGATTCTGTACTGGCTCAGATCCCTTTAGTATCAGAAAAGTATGCTGTGAATACTCCCTTAAGAGTAGCTCATTTCTTAGCTCAATGTGGTCATGAATCTGGTGGATTCAGAGTAGCTCAAGAGAACCTTAACTATTCTGCTAAAGGATTAACAGGAATCTTTAAAAAGTATTTTACAAGACCTGACAAAACCATTGATGA